TTTAGTTATGACTAGATGGTCTAACAAAGATCTAACTGGTAAGTTGATACAGAATCAAAAAGAAGCGAAAGCTGATCAATGGCACGTGGTCGAATTTCCAGCGATCTTGGACCATGGATCAAAGAACGCTTCTCCTGTGTGGCCTGAGTATTGGAAGTTAGATGAATTAGAGAAGGTTCAAGCAACACTGCCCACGGGTAAATGGAATGCACAGTGGATGCAAAATCCAACAGCTGAAGAAGGAGCTATATTAAAACGTGAGTGGTGGATGAAGTATACGGGTGAAGACATACCACAATTACATCATGTCATACAATCTTACGATACAGCTTTCTTGAAAAAAGAAACAGCAGACTACTCTGCTATTACCACATGGGGTATATTTTATCCTAATGAAGATAGTCCAGCTAGTTTGATATTGTTAGATGCAATCAAAGGACGGTATGAGTTTCCAGAATTACGAAGATTGGCTCTTGAACAATATGATTATTGGAAGCCTGAAACGGTAATTGTTGAGGCTAAAGCATCAGGTCTGCCACTAACATACGAGCTAAGGAAGATGGATATACCAGTTGTAAACTTCAGTCCATCAAAAGGAAATGATAAGCACGCACGTGTAAATGCTGTTGCACCTTTATTTGAATCTGGTATGATATATGCTCCTGAGCAGAAATTCGCAGACGACGTCATTGAAGAGTGCGCTGCGTTTCCGTACGGGGATCATGACGATCTTGTGGACTCAACCACACAAGCTATCATGCGATTCAGACAGGGCGGTCTGATCGGTCACCCTGAAGATTATATCGACGAAAAAGTCGAGCAACGTAAAAGGAATTATTATTAATGGCAAATAAATACCACAGACAGGGTTTTAAAACAGGTTTATTAGTTAAAAAAGCAGGAGAGGCTTTTAAAAATATTTACAAAACAAACAAGAAAAAAGAAAACGTTGTTGATCAATTAAATAAAAATTTAAAAAAACAAAGAGAAAAGACAAAAGCAAAACCTGAACAGGAACCATATAATTTAGATAAATATACTGATGTTATGGTATCTGACTTTGATAAAAAGACAGGCCCTTACTTCGACAATCTTAAAAAATTAAAAGGTAAAAAATAATGCTGACAGCTATTAGAAACTGGGTGATTAGAACAATGATGAAGGCTAAGGGTCAAACCGGAGTAGTTCAAACTTTACCTAAACGAGACATTGTAGAAATAAATACACAAATCACAGCACAAAAATTAATGCAGAATGGTATTGATCCCGAAGCTTTAAAAAATGCTGACCAGGTTGAGAATGCAATCATTGCAATAGAGAATAGACCAAAAGTTCAAGAAGGAATTCAATCTACAAAATCTGCAAAAATATTTAACACAGCAGGTGAAGAGTTAGATCCTAATCAACCTATTATCGGTGGAACACAACCAGGTAAATCAATAGACACCGATGCTTTTATAAGAAATGCTGAGGCACAAGAGTTAGAAAAAAAGATTCAAAAGAAATTAGAAAAAGGCAACAAAGAAGCTGCTCAAAGAATAAGAATGAAAAAAATGGTTGACGATGCAATCGATGATGCATCACCAGGATTCTCTGGTGACAGAAAAGTTGATGCAGAATTAGTTGCAGAGAATCTAGCAGAGAGAATGGGTAAAGTTTATGATGATCTTCCAACAAAAGAAAGATTAGATTTATATGATCAAGCGTTTCAAGGTTTGACCAAAAAAAGATTTGATCCAGAAGACATGGCACAAGGTGGACGTGCAGGGTTTAAAACAGGACTTGGTAAAAGATTTTTAGAATTATTAAAAAATAAAAAAATGTTTAGAAGCAAAGATGATGTACCTACATCTATTTTTTCTGAAAAAAAAGGACCCATTACAATAGAGGACATGGCAAATATTCCAGAAAATCAATTACGTAAAATTAGGAGAACTCAAGAATTAGGTCTGTATACTGAAACTCCAGAAATATTAAAAGCAGGTAATTTGTTTGAAAGATTTACTAAAAAAGTTGGTGGCAAAAGAGTTATTGATTACGATAGAGCAGAATTTATTTTAAATAGAAAATTAAGAGGAGATGAAACAATAAATGAATTACTTCAAATAGAATATCAAACAAGACCTGGAAGAGCAGACGGTGGTATCATGCGTCTTGGTTTAAAAGAAGGCTCTGGTATGACTAGAAGAACTTTTTTAAAACTTCTTGGTGGTATGGCAGCAATACCTATTGTTGGTAAATTTTTTAAATTAGCTAAGGTAGGTAAGACTGTAACCAAAGTTCCTTTGATTAAAACAGATAATGTACCTGGTAAACCAGAGTGGTTTGATGCATTAGTTAACAAAGTTATCATCGAAGGTGACGATGTCACTAAAAAATTTGCAACAGGTGAAAGACAATCTATTCACCAAAAAACACTTGATGATGGTTCCGTGGTCCGAGTTACAGAAGACGTAGACGATGGTGCTGTAAGAGTTGAGTACGAAAGCGAAGCCAATGTATTTGGTGATCCGGTGCAGTTGCAATATAAAAAACCATTACCTGATGAGAGTGATCCAAGACCAACAGCAGAATTTACCACAGCAGAGTCAGGTCCGGTTGGTAGACAATCAGGTCCAGATGATTATGATTTAGATGTAGACGAAGTTGGTGGTACAAGTATCAGAGATCTTGATTCTGATGTGTCTAAACTAAAACAATACGCTACAGGTAAAGGACCTACTATGAGAGAGATTGTCCAGAATAAAAAAAGAAGAGATAAAGCTCAGAGAATAACTGAAGATCCTGAAGCTCAAACAGATGCAGTAATTAGAAGACAGGGTGAGTATGATGGACCTTATGAAGATGACTTTGCATCAGGCGGTATTGCTAGAATGTTAGGAGAATAATGACTCCAAAAGAATACAAACAGATGATGGCATACCTGACTCGATCAGGTATTAAAGATAAGGTTAAGTTTGCATCAGATCTTGCAAGACCAAATCCAAAACCAATTGTCAAAGAGATAGAATTATTTAACGCGTTTAACAAACGTAATCCACGAGCTGATGGTGGTATGTTAGTGCAACCAAGTGCTGATGGATCTAGACCTGGGTATGCTGAAGCTAAATTTGATGATCCAAGTGCAGGTATAAAAGTTGGTGATGATTTAGGACAAGGTATATCACAAGACTATAAAAAAGCTGATGGAGCTATAATGTATAGATCAACTGTAGGAAAAACAAAAAAGGGAGGTAATATTGAACAAAGATTTACTTCTTTTAAAGATGCTCAAGAATATAGAAGTCAGAACTTTGATCCAAACTCTAAAATAAAACCTATTTCTGAATTACCTAAAGATCAACAAAAATTTATTAACAAATGGTTAGACGATCATCCTGATGTTAAATGGGAGGATTTAACTAACAATGAAAGGAATATGTTAAAAAGAAAACAAGACGTTAGATCAGGCATAGGATCAAAAACAAAAAAAGGAGCGGAGAACCCACAGTTTCAACCTTTAGACGACGAAGGTAAAAAAATTGCAAAACAAGTTTATGGAACAACTGATGTAGATGACAGAATAAGACAAAGAATTAATATAGGTGAAATCACGATGGATACCAAACCTGTTAAGTTTGAAAAAGGTAAAGACATTTCTCTTAAAATGAAAAGAGGAACTGAAAAAGTTACAGGGGTAGAATTTCCAAAAGAAACAATTGATGCAGATGGAAAAATAGAAACTGCAAAACAAATGGAAAAACGTTTTATAACTTTTTTAAAAAATAGAGTTCAATTTTCTAAAAAAGGATTAACAGGCACAGGTTATGCAAATGCAGATATTGCAGAAGAATTTCCAATAAGTGAAAAACAAGGTGGTAGGTTAGCTAGATACTACATAAATAAATTAGGTCTTAAATACAAAGAAGGTCCAAGAGATCCTGGAAAAGCTACAATTACAGAAAAGACAGAAGAAAAATTAAAAAAAACTTCAGGAATTAAAGAGGAACGTAAACTTACACAATTAAAAACAAAGATATTAAAAGAAAAAGCTTTAGCTAGAAAGGTAGACAAAGCTCACAGAGTTTCTAAATCACATATGGAAAAGTTAGGATTAACTTTTGATACTGATTTAATAGGTATGGATTCTAGAATTATAAATCAAGTAATTGTTAAACCTTCAGAAATAAAATTAAACAATCTTTATGCTAGACAAAGAAAAATTTTAGATTTGTTAAGAGAAAATCCTAATTCTATAGTATTAAAAAATAAAATGACTGAAATAAATAAAGGAGTCAAACAGATTGTAAAAGATACTAGCGGTAGGTTAATTGGAGTAACAATTGATTTAGATACTTTAGAACCTACTTTTGAAGGTATAAAAAAGAAAAATACTTTTACTAAATTTTTAGGAGACAACTATAAGATAGCTGATTTAGGTAAATTTTCAGATCAAGAATTAAGTAAGGCAATTGCAAAAGCAGTTGATGCAGAAGCTAAAAGAGGTTTTGTTCCAAATGACTTTAAAAATATTTTAACAAACAAAGATTCTCAAAAAGCAATTTTAGAGTTTGCTAAAAAAAGAGCACCTGATGCAATTAAAGATTTAAAGTTTGCTTTTAATAACCCTTTATCAAAAAAAGCAATGAATCTTTTATCTGTCCCAGGTTTTTTTATAGCTGGATATCAAGGCGCCGAGCTTGCAAAACAAAAAGGAATTGGTTTTGATAAAGAGTTTGAACAAACTGCAGCTGTAGGTGATGCACCAATTGTAGAAAAAGGATTAAGCACAGGAGAGAAAGCAGCTATTGGAACTGGAGCAGCTTTAGGGGTAGGAACCAAGACAGGAAGAAACATATTAGGTAGAACTATAGGAGGAGCGTTTGGTCCTACAGGGGTAGCAGGTTTAACAGTAGCAGGTGGAGGTTATGATTTATCAAGTCCACTGGATAGATTTATTTTAGGAACAGAAGCAGCTTTTGCACCAGAGCTTGTTAAGGGTACAATCGGTGCAACCAAAGGGATGAAAAACAGAGCATTACAAAAAGGTATACAACGAGCTTTAAATTTAGGTTTACCAACTAGGCTTGCATTAAAAGCTTCGAGAATTGCACAACCAATAGGTCTTGCAAGTTTAATAGGGGAAGCAACTATTGCAAGTTCAAAAGATTCTATGAAAGAAGCAGAGAGAATAGATGCAATACAAGATCAAGAGAGACAAAGACAAGAATTTGATAATCTAATTACTAATATCAGAGGTTATGCAGGTGGTGGTATTGCAGGTTTATCAGGTGGTATAGATAAAGGTCCACAGAGAAGATCCATGAACCCAGATTCACAAGGCTTGTCAGGACTATTAAAACGTGTTAGAAACTTATAGGAGTATTAAATGGCAGAAATAGACAAAGGACTCCCGAACACTAGAAATAAACTTGAGATTCCTTCTGAAGAGGAAATACAAGAAGTTGCTGTTCAGGAACCAGTAGAAGAAAAAGGACCAATCGAAGTTATTCCAGAAGAAGATGGTGGTGTAACTTTAGATTACGAACCGGGAGCTATCAATGTACCGGGAACAGAATCACATTTTGACAATCTAGCAGATCTTTTACCGGATGAAGTTTTAGAGCCAATCGGCAACGAGATGACTCAAAACTATATGGACTACAAAGGTTCAAGAAAAGAATGGGAACAATCTTATATACAAGGTTTA